AGCAAAAATTATTGCAAATAATGTAGATGCAGACTTAATGTATATTAATGCATCTGATGAAAACTCAGTAGACGCAGTAAGAGATAAAATAAAAAGATATGCATCTACAGTAGGTTTTAAAAGATGGAAAATTGTTATATTAGATGAAGCTGACTATTTAACTCCTAATGCACAAGCAGCATTAAGAAACTTAATGGAAACATATAGTAAAACTACAAGATTTATTTTAACATGTAATTATGTAGAAAAAATTATAGATCCAATACAAAGTAGATGTCAAACATTTGGAATAACTCCTCCTAGCAAAAAAGATGTAGCTCAAAGATTAGTTACTGTGCTAGAAGAAAAACAAGTAGAATATGATATCAAAGATGTTGCAGCTATTATTAATTCTTCATATCCTGATATTCGTAGAGCAATTAATGCAGCACAAAGCCATGTAGTTAAAGGTAAGTTAACATTAGACAAAAATAGTGTTGTACAAGCTAATTATATGACTAAATTACTAGAGTTATTAAAGAATGTAACAGATAAAAAAGAAACATTTAAAAGTATCCGACAAATTATAGCAGATAGCAAAGTTAAAGATTTTACACCGCTATATACTTATTTGTATGAAAATTTAGATGAATTTGCAACTGGATCTATTGCTTCTTGTATATTAATTATAGCAGAATCTCAGTATACTGATTCTCATGTAGTAGATAAAGAAATAAATATAATGGCAATGTTTGTTAAATTAATGAATGAATTATGATGAATCCAAATCAACCAAATATCAATCCCGCAGATCTAAAACCAATGATCTGTACAGAATGTGGCGGAATGTATTTTAGACAAGTAATGAGTATTAACAAAGTATCTAGATTTGTAACTGGTGCAAACAAAGATACAGTAGTCCCAATACCAGTATTTAGATGTGACGATTGTGGACATGTTCCAGAAGAGTTTAGACCAGTAATACCTAGTAAGTAATGGGAGCTCCATATCCAAAAGAACCAGTAGTCTTAGTTTTCAAAACATCAAATAGGTCAAATGCTCGAACTAAAATGAAAGTTTATAAAAATAAAAATGTTGATTATGTAAATGAAAAGAAACTTCCAGGAGTGCCAGAAAATTCAATATTTTTGGAATTAGCTATTGGAGAACATTATATTGAAAAATACAAACAAAAATATAAATTATGACAAAGAAACCTGCAACTATTTTCGATTTCATTGATGGGATGACTCATAAGAAGAAAGCTTGGTCTGAATATACAGAAATAGACCATAAAAAGTTTTCTCCTTTTCTAATTAATAGATGGTTATCAATGAGAATAGAACTAATTGAAGTTATCAATCAGTTACAGAAATACACAATAGGGTTACTATCCCATGAGAATACTTATCGTCTCTATCACGGCCTCTTACCAGCCCAGAGAACCTTTGCTAAGTACGTAAAAGGAAAAAAGGAAGATAAGTATGACAAACAGTTAGTTTCACACATTGCAGACCACTACCTAATAAGTAAAGCAGAGGCCATTGATTATATCGAGTTAATGCCAAAAGATAGTTGCAGTTCTTTGTTATCATTATATGGATATACAGAAAAAGAAATTAAAAAAATGCTAAAAGGTAAAAAATGACATTTGAATCAGATAACACATAATCAATAAATACACAATATCATTATATTGGTAAATCTAGTTTATACAAATTTTCAGAAGAATGGGAGTTAAATTCATATGAATTTGATATTATTAAAAGAATTGTCAGGTGTAGGAAAAAAGGTCAATTCGAAGAAGACTTAAAAAAATCAAAGGATTTAATAGATATATATCTTACTGAACATTTGGATCAATCCGAATAATTTCTTATAATATAATAAAAAAGAATATGGCAAATAACGTATATACAGTTGTGAGTATAGAAGCTTCTAAAGAAGTTCTTAAGAATTTTGTAGACAAAATATTTACTCCAGAAGTAGAAGAAGCAGATTGGCAGAAAAAAAGTGATTTATTAGCTGACAACTTATATGGACTATTATATAAAGATTATCCAAAAGACAATTTAACTAGAGATTGGATGACTGAAAACGTAGGCGCTAAATGGTGTTTTGTACACGATTGGCAAATAGATGATGATATAATCGATTTGACATTTGATTCAGCATGGTATCCACCTGAAGAGTTGTTTCATGAAATTGCAGATTGGTTTATAAAGCGAGGAGAATTTGAAATGGAAGCTAGAAGTGAAGATGAGGCATATTTACATGTTTCAGGAGGATATGCTAATCAAAACGGATCTGAATTTATAATGGAAGATGACAATTTGCCAGAATATCCAGATGAAGATGATTTCGAAGATAATGAAGATGAATATGCATATGATGAAGCTGTTGAAAAATTTTATGATAAAATTTCTGAAATAAAAGACGATCTCGTATTAGAATGTAAACAAGATCTTATAGTATACCCATAATATGAAAAGTGGTTACATAAATCCAGTATATAAACTATCATTAAATGATGTATCTAAAGTTCCCGCAAAGATATCTTATTCACAATGGTCTATGTTTGAAAAGTGTCCTAGACAATGGAAGCTTTCTTATATTGACAAATTAGCTCCATTTACTCATAGTATAGCAACTTGCTTCGGAACAGCGTTTCATGAAACATTACAAGAATATTTAACTGTAATGTATACTGATTCTGTTAAAGCAGCAAATGAAATTGACTTTCGTGATATGTTGCTAACATGTTTAAAGATAGAATATCAAAAAGGTGTTAAAGCAAACAATGGAGAACACTTTTCAACTCCTACAGAATTAGCAGAACATTTAGAAGATGGCGTTCAGATTCTAGAATGGTTCTCTAAAAGAAGAGCTCAATATTTTTCTACTAAGAATATGGAATTAGTTGGTATAGAAGTAGAACTAGGAGTTCCAGCTTCGTCTATAAATAAAAATGTATATTGGTATGGCTTTATAGATATAGTAGTAAGAGATACCGTTCAAAATAAAATAAAGATTCTAGATATTAAAACTAGTAGAATGGGTTGGAATAAATGGCAAAAAGCAGACAAGTTAAAAGCCGCTCAATTAGTTGCATATAAAAAATACTTTTCAGATCAATTTGGCACTCCAATTGACAATATTGATATTGAGTTTTTCATAGTTAAACGAAAACTATTAGAAGAGTCAATGTTTCCTCAAAAAAGGATACAATTACTTAATCCAGCGTCTGGCTCTGTTACTAGAAAAAAAATACAACGAAGTATTGACACATTTATTGAGTATTGTTTTGATAAAGATGGTAACAAGCAAACAGATAAAAACTATTTAGCTATTGCTGGAAAAGGAGCTAAACATTGCAAATGGTGTCCTTTTAAAACAGACTATGAAAATTGTCCTAAAGAAAATAGGATTCGTGAATAAAATTTAATATAATATAAATAAAAAAAAAGGAAAAAATGGACGGATTATTATTAGATGCATTATATGCAAAATATCATTCAGATAAAGCAGATGCTGTAGCAAAATTAAATGTTTATCTAACAAATTCTGTTGGAATTGGAGAACATCCACAACATACAGAAGAAATGGATACAATTGTAGGCCAATTTGCTGATGCACAAGACAAATTAGAATCTTTAAAAATGATGATTTCTCATATAAGCAATGGGAATATGTCACAAAAAGAACTTTTAAATGACTAAAATTGCAGTTGTTGGAAATAAAGAATGGCAAAATAAAAGAAAAATACAAAAAGTACTGTTAGAACTAAGACAAAAATTTAAAGAAGAATTAATATTAATTGGAGCCGGCGGATCTGAAGGAGCAAATTATATGATTAGAAAATTTGCATTAGAATTTGGAATTAAATATCAAGAATATAATGCATCATATACTGGATATAATTTGTATTCAGCATTACCAGAATCATATTATGGAAAGAAATATCACTTTTCTCAGTTATTACATCGAATGAAAATTTTAGCTGAAAATTGTGATTATTTAATGATTTTAAATAACCAAATAGAT